TGGATCCAGTAACTATTTCATTAGCCGTAGGTGTTGCGAGCAAAGCTTTTTCTGCAATTAAGCAAGGATTTGCTGTGGGTAGAGATATTGAACAAATGTCTGGAGATATCGGACGTTGGATGGGAGCGGTAAGTGATGTTGACAATGCTGAAAAACAAGCGAAAAATCCTCCACTGTTTGGTAAGTTGTTTAAAGCAGGTTCTATTGAAGAGGCAGCAATGGCTGCATACGCTGCAAAAAAGAAACTTGAGGAACAAAGGTACGAACTCAAGACATTTCTAAATCTTACACATGGCCCCGGAGCTTATGATGAGCTTTTACAGATGGAAGGTCAGATAAGAAAAGAACGTCAGCAAACCATATACAAACAACAACAATTAAGAAGACAGTTAGGAGAAGCTATCACTTGGGTGATTGTTGCACTATGTGTTGGTGGCTTTGCTGTATTACTTGCATCCGTATGGTCTAAGCGAGCTAATGCAGATGGCTATAAATATAAACCTAAAGGTTACACAGAACAACAAAAGATATGGCAAAATAAGAAAGAAGAAAAGAAGTACACTACATGCAGATTAAAAAAAAGAATTAAGTCTAAGTCTGGACAGATGGCTTGCATTTATATAGGTAATAATAAGACATATGAGATGATGATTGAGAGTTGGTGTCCTAAACAGTATAAATGTATTTATAATCCTTGGGGCAAAGAGCCTAACATCGATGACGTGATTGATTCGTTAAATAAAGCAACGAAAGGAAAATAAATGGAAAATATGGTATTAGATGCATGGAATGATTTATCATATTTAGAAGGAATCTTGTTTACATTTTGGCTTTTTATCTTATATTATGGTAAATGTTGGATAGATAAAAGGTTTCAAAAATGATAAAATGGATATTAAATTTACTAAACTCAAACAATAGAATAGGCATTTCAGCTAGACGAGAGATGTCTAAACACAGACTTCATACAACTAAGTATGAAGATTTGTGTATGTAGGAGATAAATATGCTTCAAGCTTTAATAGGACCGATAGCTACTTTAGCTGGCACTTGGTTCGAAAACAAAGTTGAGAAGACAAAAGCAGAAGGAAAAGCAAAAGTTGCAGAGGCTAGAGCACGAGCGTCTGTTGCTGAAAAAGTAGCTACTGGCGAAGTTGCTTGGGAAGGAAAGATGGCGGATGCTACAAATGAGTCCTGGAAGGACGAGTTCGCTTTAGTTGTCCTTTTGGCTCCCGCAATTTTGGTCTTCATACCTGGGATGAAAGAATATGTTAAAGAAGGATTTGATATATTGGCAACTTTGCCAGAGTGGTATCAGTACCTTTTATATATTGCGATTAGTGCAAGCTTTGGAATCAAGGGAGTGGGACAAGCCGCCAAGATGTTTAAGAAAAAATAATGTATGAACTATTTGTATTAGCATGTCTTATAAATAATCCGATCCAATGTGTTATTTTAGAAGATTTAGAAAGTCCTCATAAAACAGAAGTTGAATGTATGGTTAGAGCACAAGATATTAGAGATAACATAAAAAACGATATGCCAATGTTTTACGCTAAGAGATATAAATGTGATAAGCAGTTAGCGGAAGAAAAAACAAATGCAGGACTTATTTAGACATTTGAGGATACATACAATGACTAAAAAAAATAAAATAAAAAAAGTTATGAAAGGCTTACAAAAAGCCAGTAAAACACATGCAGCACAAGCTAAAACTTTAAAGAATGTTTTGAAAAAGGTAAAGAACAAATAAGGAAAGCACATGGCAAGGGTTAGGCAGTTTGCAAAAGATTTGGGGATAACGTATAATCAAGCTAAAGGTTTAATTAACAAAGGTCGAAGTCGCAAGGACGGAGGATCGCAAATCTTGGAGAAAGTAATGAAGCCAAAAAAATATAAGCCAGGTGGTTCAGTAACAAACCCTAAAGCACCTATATCTAAAGTTAAAAAAACAACACTTAAAAAAATAGTGAAAGATAAAGATAAATTTAGAGCAGATAAAACTGAATCTTTAGATAAAGAATTTAGTAAAAGTGTAGCTAAAGCTAATGAAAAAGCTATTAAAGAAATTAAAAAAAGTATTGGCGGACTACAAGAAATACCAGAAGACAATAAAGGTTTACAAGCTTTAGCAAAAAAAGCTCCTAAAGTTGTAGAAAGAATGGGTTTCAAAAAAATGCGTGGTGGTGGCATAGCGGTACAAGGACTAGGATTCAGAGGAGTCAAGTAAGTGTCTGACATAGGATTATCTGAAGACGTAAAAAGTGATGATATATCCAGTTCTGGATTGAGTGGTGTTCAATCTTTCAGTGATTATTCTCCTTCTGGATCTGATGGAGATAATTATGCTCAAGCCACTGCTAATCTCATAGCTCAACCAAAAGTTGGAATAAACAGATCTAATATAATAGGCACAGATAATTATGATCCTCAGTTTGCAGCAGCGTTGCAAATAAGCAGAGGACTAAATCCTGGAGTAAATACTGGTGGATTAGATGTACCGTCTTATCTACAACCACAATTAACAGGTGACATAGCTTCTGATTTCAGAGGATCATACAATCGAGAGCCTAAGTATTATTCTCCAGTAGAAAGATTTATGCAGACAGATTTAGCTGATTTTGTTCAGTCTGCTCCAAGTCTTACTAATCTCATAGGCAGGGGATTAGATTCACTCATGGGTGGTATTGATTTTTTAAACAACAGCAAAGCTGGTAAGACAGTTGAAGAAGTAGCCGAAGAAGAAAAAAGAATAGAAATAGCTGATCTAGAGAAAGAAAGATTAGATTCACTTGTAACTGCCCCAATAGATAGAGTAAAAACATCTGAATTAGATCCAGCATTTATGAATGTTGATAAAACAACAGCTATGGATGCAGGTGCTTCGTTAGCTAGTGGAACGAGTGTTCCTCTTATAGAGAGATCATTTGTAAACTTACCACCAGATCCAGTTTTAGTAAATCAAATACAAAGAGACATAGCAAAGAGCAGAGGTATATTTGATCTTCCACAAGCGGCTGATCTTCAAAACCAACAAATAGCTGCAGGAGCTAGTACAGGAAAAACATTAAATCCAGAACTGCCAGTTTCGTTTCCTTATGGAAGAAGTGGTGGTTACAATCTAAGTGCTTTGTCATCTAGAGGTGATGTAGCAAAACCTGATCCAGTTCAAGGTCCGCCTAGTCCTTTTTTTCCTGATCAAATAACTCCGACTAAAAGACCTTTTGCTACCACTGATGAAGTTGCTCTCAGAAGTTCTCCCGAAGGATTCTATTTTGCTAATGCTTTTAATAGACCTCTAGATGCTGCTAGGACGAGTGAGAAATATAGAACTCCTATTAATAAAGAAGAAGCTAGAGCAGAAGAGTTTGCAGCGTATAATCTTACTTCCATACCTAAAGGCACAGATCCTGTAGAATTTATAAACAGAAGAGATCTACCTTCTGATTTACAGGGGATAGTATCTTTGAATAGAGATTTAGATTATGGATCAACAATTCCTTTAAGTTATTATTTTGATCAAACAGCACGAGGTAAAGCAGAAGAAAGAGCTAGATTAGAAACAATTAGAAAAGCAGCAGAAGCACTAGCCAATCAACCAAGATTCTATTCAGACTCAGGAACAGAAGGACTTCCAGGTTTATATTAATGTACATAACCGATTTTCTGCAAAAATATAAAAAAGACATACAGACTAGAGTTGATGATATAAGTATTTCCTTGACCAGTGGAAATGCGTCTGATATTGGTCATTACAGAGCAATGGTAGGTGAGATACAGGGACTAACCTATGCGTTGGAACATATACAAACCCTGCTAAAAAAGGTGGATGATGAGTCTAATAGTACCTGAGTACGTTCTTGCACAAAGGAACGCAAAGAAAAAAGCCGAAGAAGAAGCAAAAAAACTAAAACTAACAGAAAGAATACCACAGCCAACTGGTTGGCGAATATTAGTTATGCCTTACATGGGCAAAGAAAAAACTGATGGTGGTGTTTATGTTCCAGATCCAATAAGAGAAAGAGAAGCACGAGCGACAGTTACAGCGTATGTAGCTAAAGTCGGGCCATTAGCTTATAAAGATGTGGACAAATTTGGAGAAGATGGAGCTTGGTGTAAAGAAGGCGATTGGGTTTGTATTGGTCGTTACGCTGGGTCACGTTTCCAGATAGAGGGTGGAGAAGTTAGGATAATCAATGACGATGAAGTCATTGCAACCATTGTCGATCCAGACGACATCAAATCATACGGAGCTTAGTATGCAAGAAGAAAAGTTAAAGGTTGAAGAAGTTGAAGAAGAGGGTCAAGAGATTGAGCTTCCAGAAGAAAAAACTTCTGAAGAGACACCCGAAGTAGAAACCAAAGAAGAAAAAACAGAAGAGGTAGCTAAAGAATCAGAAAAAGAAGAAACTGATGAATTAGAAAACTATTCTGACTCTGTTAAAAAAAGAATATCTAAATTAACAAGTAAATTTAGAGAAGAAGAAAGACAGCGACAGGCTGCAATAGAATATGCCGAGGCTGTTAAAAAACAAAACGAAGAATTACAATCAAAACTTAGCAAGTTAGATACTACTTATGTAGGTGAGTTTGATACTAGAGTTCAGTCACAATCTCTCGCAGCAAAAGAAGCTTACAGAAAAGCAGTAGAGGAAAATGATGTTGATGCCATGTATGAGGCACAACAAAACATTTCTAGAATTGCATTAGAAGAGGCTAGACTTGCTCAGATCAAACAACAAAGAGAAGAACAAACCAAAATAGCAGAGGCAGGTAATGCTACACCAGCACCAGCACCCACTCCTGCTACTGCACCTCCTCCACCAAAACCAGATCCAAAAGCCGAAGAATGGGCACAGAAAAATACTTGGTTTGGACAAGATCAAACTATGACTTATGCAGCTTTTGGCTTACATAAGCAATTAATTGAGGAAGAGGGGTTTGACGCAACGTCAGATGAATATTATACTGAGTTAGATAATAGGATTAGATCAGAGTTTCCACATAAATTTCAAGAAACTCAGAAAAAATCTTCAAGTCCCAGAGTCGCCTCTGCTGGGACAACGGCTTCAAAGTCGTCATCACCAAAGGGACGCAGAACAGTCAAGTTGACTGCTTCGCAGATTGCTATTGCGAAACGGCTGAATGTTCCGCTTGAAGAATATGCTAAATATGTGAAGGAGTAGAAACATGGCAGAAAAAAGAACAACACGAGAGAATGAATCTCGTGCAAAGACCCCGGCAAGAAGAAAGCCGTGGGCACCCCCATCAAAGTTGGCTATGCCAGAAGCACCTGCTGGGTATAAACATCGTTGGATTAGAACTCATTTAAGAGGTGAGGATGATAAAACGAATATGCACTCAAGACTTCGGGAAGGCTGGGAGCCAGTAAGGGCGGATGAATATCCAGATTCTGGAGACATGTATCCAACCATTGAAGAGGGTAAGAATGCAGGGGTTATTGGTGTAGGTGGTTTGATGCTTGCACGAATACCAGAAGAAACGGTAGCAGAAAGAACTGAATATTATCGGGACCAGACCCGCAACCAGATGAAAGCCGTGGATGAAAACCTAATGAGGGAACAGCATCCCTCGATGCCTATTCATAATGATAGGCAAAGTCGTGTATCTTTCGGTGGGAAACCAAAACCTACCGAGTAACTATAATGAAGCAAAAGGAGCTTAAAAATGGCTAATGTAAACGTAAAGTTTGGATTAAAGCCGATTAGTGTTATTGGTGGTGGCATCAATTCTACTAATCAGTATTTTATCAAAAGCGATGCTTCAGCGATTTTTCAGGGTTCTCCAGTTGAAGTCGAGTTGACAGGTGGGACCGCAGCAATCATAACAAGTGCCGATGGAGATGGTAAACAACTCCTAGGTGTTTTTGCTGGATGTGAATACGTTGATGCGTCAACAGGTAAATTAACCTTCAAAAATACATGGGCAGGGTCAGGTACTGCCAATGCTAACTTCGATATAAAGTGTTTTATATATGACAATCCGATGCAGAAGTATATCATTGCATCTGATGGTACAAACACTGATAAGGCAACTGCAAGAGCAGATATATTCAAAACAGCACAACTAGCTACAGCTACAGCAGGAAATACAACAACTGGTATTTCAAGTGCTATGATTGATATATCAACAGCAGAAGCATCAGATCCTTCAAACCCTCTAATGATTGTGGGTGTACATGAGGATGTGACTAACGCTGATCACTCTGCCGCAGGTATCTCTTATATCGTTAAACTCAACAATCATGTGTTCGCCTCTTCTAGTGGTGACGCTGATGCTGCTATATCATAAGGAGTCTTAACTATGGCAATTTCAAGAGCACAACTCGCCAAGGAATTAGAGCCGGGTTTAAACGCCCTCTTTGGTATGGAGTATAATAGGTATGAAGGTCAACATTCTGAAATCTTTGACACCGAGTCATCAGACAGAGCGTTTGAAGAAGAAGTAATGTTGAGTGGATTTGGAGCTGCACCCACTAAGTCAGAGGGTAACGCAGTAACATTTGACGATGCAAATGAGGCTTATACTGCAAGGTATAACCATGAGACAGTTGCAATGGCGTTCTCAATAACAGAAGAAGCCGTAGAGGATAACCTTTATGACAAAATTTCTTCTCGTTATACAAGAGCACTTGCAAGATCTATGGCACATACCAAGCAAGTAAAAGCAGCAGGCGTATTAAATAGTGCATTCGACACTTCTGTAACAGGTGGTGATGGAAAAGCATTATGTGTAACAGATCACCCACTAACAAATGGTGGTACGTTAGACAATGTTGCAGCAGCAGATCTTAACGAAACATCTTTAGAAGATGCATTGATCAGCATTGCAGGTTTTACAGATGAGCGTGGATTAATCATTGCACTAAGAGGCATGAAGTTAATTATACCTCGTCAGTTACAATTTGTAGCAGAAAGATTGATGGCTTCTAATATGAGACCAGGAACAGCAGACAACGATGTCAACGCTGTGCAGTCAATGGGCATGTTACCAAATGGTTATGTGATCAATGACTTCTTGACTGATACAGATGCTTTCTTCATTAAGACAGATGCTCCAAATGGTCTAAAACATTTTGAGAGAATGGCTATGGCTACTGCTATGGATCCAGATTTCGAGACAGGAAACATGAGATATAAGGCAAGAGAAAGATATTCTTTTGGTTTCTCTGATCCTCGTGCCGTGTTTGGTTCACCAGGAGCGTAAGCTTAGTTACAATTTAAATAAAAGGGCAGTTACATACTGCCCTTTTTTGTGTATAATAAACTAAACCTTGACAGTTACATGGTGTAACTGACATTTGCCAAGACAAGGAGATTGATATGGCTAACACAACTTTTTCGGGTCCAGTCCGATCAGAAGGTGGTTTTACTACAATAAGTAAAAACGCTACAACTGGAGCAATTACTACACAATCAAGCATTAACTCAAGTGGTATCGCATCTTTTGATGCAAACACTTTAGCAACAGAAGCAGGTACTGGTATAACAACTGGTTCTGGAACTATCTATAGAAGTTCTATTCAAAGAGTTGGTGGTATTATTACAACTAAAATTTTAATCGACTTAACTGGTTTAAGATCAACTGGATCTGGTGACATCATTGGTGTTAACGGAACTGCATTGGTTTGTCATATTGGTCAGATAACTGCAGCACAAAACGGAACTATCTTAACAGGTAGCATGGAATGTTTTGAAGCACCAGCAGGTGGTGATCCAGACATTAATATTCACTCTGCAACAGAAAGCACAGGTGTTGAAGACGGTGCTATTGCTGATCTAACAGAAACATTATTAGTCAATGCAGGTGATGCAACACTAGGAAGTAAAGTTTATTTTACTGGTGTTCCTGCAGCAGATGAGTTTTTATACTTAACAACTGGTGCTGCAACAGATGCAGATTATACAGCAGGTAAGTTATTCATTGAAATGATGGGTTACGCAGCTTAATAGGAGGTTAGCATGGCATCTAAATCTGATGTAAAAGCATTTAATCATGATCAAGGTGATAGTGCAGCGGTTGTGGGTCCTTCAAGATCAAGAATAAGACAAATACTTATATTTGGTAATTCAGCAGGTGCTTTAACCATAACAGATGGTAACGGTGGAGCAAATTTATTGGTTCAAAGTTTTCCAACTGGACTACATACCTTAAATATTCCAGACGCAGGAGTATTAGCTGAAAGTGGAGCATATGTTTCTGCTTTCTCAGGTAGTGGTAATAAGTTGACTATATTCTTGTCATGACCAGAAAGAGGGATAAACAACCTCCAAAAACAAAAAAGTATTTCCGCTCTACTAAAAGTGGAGCGGGAATGACAAAGGCAGGTGTTGCTAAATACAGAAGAGATAACCCTGGAAGTAAATTAAAAACAGCCGTTACTGGTAAAGTTAAAAAAGGTAGTAAGGCTGCAAAAAGACGCAAATCATTTTGTGCACGATCAGCAGGTCAAATGAAAAAATTTCCTAAAGCTGCAAAAAATCCTAATAGTCGTTTAAGACAAGCGAGGCGAAGATGGAAGTGTTAAAAATAAAACAATTAATAAACGGAGTTTCTGTTGTTCTTGTTGCAGGTTCTATTGTTTGGATAGTTACAACTTTGATTGAAGTTGATAAGAGAACAGCGATTACAGAAGTAAAAGTTTCTGAAAATCACAAGATGCTAAAACCTTTGTGGGAAGAGTTTATCAGGAGAAATACAGATGGTTATGTCGAGAGGCTCGATGAGCAAACAGATTTCAAAGTCCGTTTCAAGTGGAAATAGAAAAAGAAAAAAGAGAAAAAGAAAAACAAAAAATATTCAAAGGAAGTCCTGTTAAGTATTGTTTAGGTTGTGGGAGAAAAAAATGGTCTTGTAGATGTTACAGGGTCAGTGGGTTTGAGGAGCTAAAAAATGTCAAAAAAAGACGCATGTTATCACAAAGTAAAAAGAAGGTTTAAAGTTTTTCCAAGTGCTTATGCTGGAGGTGCTATTGCAAAGTGCCGAAAGGTAGGTGCAGCAAACTATGGAAATAAAACAAAGAAAAAAGATGGTGGACTTTTAGATGCTATAAAAAATGTTAAAGATAAACAGGCAGTTATCAAAGCATCTAATGGTAAAGCATATAGAAAGAGAAAAACAAAAAATCCTAAAATTGCTAGAGGCTGTGGGAATGTTTTAAATGAAAGACGTAAAAAAACAAAGATTACATAATGGCAGTTAGAAAAACAAAAAAAGGTTTAGCCTTAAAAAGATGGTTTAAGGAGGATTGGAAAGATGTTAAAACAGGCAAGGCTTGTGGTCGTCAAAAAGGTGAAAAAAGGGGTACGCCTTATTGCCGTCCTACTAAGAGAATATCGAAGAAAACTCCGAAAACTGCTTCGGAGATGACTTCTACTGAAAAACGTAGTAGAATAAGGCAGAAGAATAAATTAGGTCAACCAGCAGGTGCACCTAGAAGAGTTAAATCACTTAAAAGAAGGAAAAAATAATGGGAAAAATGAATGCAGGACTAAAAGCTTTTTTAGATAAAAAGAATAAAAAGTCAGTTAAAAAAATGGGTGGCGGAGCCATGATGAAAAAGCCTGTAAAAGCAAAAATGGGTAAATCTATGAAAACTAAAAAGATGAAGTAAAATGGCAACTTCAAACTCAAGAGATTTTGACTTAGATGTCGGTGAAATCATAGAGGAAGCTTATGAGCGTTGTGGCTTAGAGATGCGTACTGGTTATGATGCCAAAACAGCTAGACGTTCTATGAATCTTATGTTTGCTGATTGGGCAAACAGAGGACTGAATTTATGGACAGTTACACAGGATACTAAATCTATTACTTCTGGTACGGCAACTTATTCTTTCGATGCTACTCACGTTGATCTACTAGAGGTTGTTTTAAGAAATAGTAGTAATGTTGATTTTACTTTAACTCAAATGAGTCGAAGTGAGTATCTTACTATTCCAAACAAGACCACTACTGGACAACCAAGTCAATATTTCTTTGATAGACAAGTTACGCCTACAATAACTTTATGGGCAACACCAAATGCTACATATACTCTTGTCTATTATTATGTAAGACGTATTCAAGATGCAGATGCTTTAGTCAATACAACAGATGCTCCATTTAGATTTTTACCATGTGCTGTCGCAGGTCTTGCTTATTATTTAGCAATGAAAAGAGCACCAGATAGAGTTCAATTATTAAAAGCTGTTTATGAAGAAGAGTTTCAACGAGCAGCAGCCGAGGATGCAAATAGCACTCCTTTAAAATTAACACCTAGCATGACATACTATAGTTACTAATATGGCAAGATACGCAACAGGAAAAAAATCATGGGGATATTCAGATAGATCTGGCTTTCGTTATCGTTTAAGAGAAATGAAAACAGAATGGAATGGATTGAAAGTAGGACCTGATGAGTATGAAGCTAAACATCCACAGTTACAACCTAATCATCCTGGACCAGATCCGACAGCCTTGTATCAACCACGAGTTGACGGAAGGACAGAAGTGACCGTAGAGAATCTTCTTGGTTTGAATCCATTTACTAGTACGGCTAGTAGTGCAGTAATAACAGTGTTGGAACCATCTCATGGTAGGTCAACAAGTGATACTGTTAGATTTAGAAACGTATCTAGCTTTGATGGGTTTACAAAAACTGTACTTGAAAGTGCAAGTGGCTATACAATAACTAAGGTTGATGACGATAGATATAGTTTTTCTGCTAGTAGTGGTACGGCAACGAGTGGAGTAAAAGGTGGTGGTGGTAGAATTACTGCTGGCCCAGTTACATTGGGGACATAAATGAGTTTTACATTAGCAACATTAAAGACAGCAATACAAGATTACGCAGATAATAGTGAAACATCTTTTGTCACTAACTTACCTAATTTTATTAAAGCTGCCGAAGAAAAAATTTTTAAAAGTATTGATTTGGATATTTTTAGAAAAAATGTAACAAGTGCGTTTACATCATCAGATTCTTTTTTAACAGTACCCGCTGATTACCTAGCTTCGTTTTCTTTGCAGATAACAACGTCTGGTTCTGAAGATTTTTTACTTCAGAAGGATGTAAACTTTATAAGAGAGTATGCACCTAGTTCTTCTACAACTGGGGTTCCAAAATACTATGCACGATTTGACGAAGATAATTTTATAGTAGCACCTACTCCAAACTCTAATTATACACTACAATTAAACTATTACTTTAGACCAGCTAGTTTGACCGCAGGTGCCGACAGTGGTACAACTTGGATTAGTACAAACGCACCATTTGCTTTGTTATATGGTTCTTTGGTAGAGGCTTCTATCTTTATGAAGAGTGAGCCAGATACTATACAAAGCTATAATGGATTGTACGGACAGTATTTAGAGAGACTAAAAGACTTAGGTGAAGCAAGAGAAAACACAGACGGATATAGAGTTGGTCTACCATCAAGACCGAGAACATAGGAGACTTAAATGGCAACAGCAAATGCATCAACCAATTATCTAGAGAGAAGAATATTACATTATATATTCAAAAATAACTCTCTAAGTTTTTCATCTCCTGGAGATAGTATCTATGTAGGACTTGCAACGGCAGTAAGTGCCGCAGAAACAGGTTCTGTCACAGAGGCAAACTTTACAAACTACGCAAGACAACAAGTTACAGCATCAAATTGGACTACAATAGGTGCAGATTCAACAGACACACAAACTGCAACCAATGCAGCGAATATTGAGTTTCCAGCATCAGGTGGAACAAACAATACAATAACACATGTGATTGTTGCAGATGCTTCAAGTAGTGGTAATATATTATTTGTAGGAGCTTTGGATGCTAGTAAGGTCATAGCTTCTGGCGATATATTTAGAATTAATGCAGGGAATCTTACTATAGAGTTGAAATAATGGCATTAGTAATATCAGACAGAGTAAAGGAAACCACGACTACAACTGGCACTGGAACATATACTTTAGGCGGTGCAGTCGCAGGTTTTGAAACCTTTACCGCTAATTTAAGTAATTCTGATACAACATATTATTGTTGTACTGATGGTACAGACTTTGAAGTTGGCTTGGGTACATTTACATCTTCTGGAACTACACTAGCTAGAACGACAGTCATATCTAGTTCTAATTCAAACAATGCAGTAAGTTGGTCGTCTGGCACAAGAACACTGTTCTGTACTTTACCTGCGACAAAAACAATAGTGTTAGATGCAAGTGGAAACGCATCGGTGGGTGGAACTGTTACAGCAACAGGTACATCAGTATTTACAAACTTAGATATTTCTGGTGACGTTGATATTGATGGCACATTAGAAGCAGATGCAATCACAGTTAATGGCACAGCATTAAATACTGTTATCGCAGGTGTTACAGTAACAAATGCAACCAACGCAACAAACTCTTCTCATGTTTTGGTTACAGATAATGAAAGCACAAGCGAAGAAAACTTAATTACATTTGTAGAAGACGCAACATCAAGCACTGGTAATGTAGGATTGGAGATGGATGGAAATCTTTCTTATAATCCTAGTTCTGGAACTATAACGGCTACAATATTCAAAGGCAATATTGACGCAGTGGATGGAGATTTTGACGGAACATTAGAAGCTGACGCTATTACTGTTGGTGGAACTGCTTTAGCTACAGTTATTGCAGGCACAACAGTTACTACGGCTACAAATGCAAATCATGTAAGCGTTGCAGATAATGAGAATACAAACGAAGAAAACTTAATACCTTTTATTGAAGATGCTTCTGCTACTGGAAATGTGGGTTTAGAATCTGATGGTGACTTTGCATATAATCCAAGTACAGGAACAGTTAGTGCAACAGTTTTTAAAGGTAATATAGATGCCGTAGATGGTGACTTTGATGGTACATTAGAGGCAGATGCTATTACGTTAAATGGCACGGCAGTAACTGCTACTGCAACTTTATCCACAGGTATATCAAATACAAATGTAGCACAGTTTGGGTCTGGTGTAGTTGATGATGATTTTTTAAGAGTTAATGGCACAACCATAGAAGGCAGAAGTGCTAGTGAAGTATTAAGTGATATAGGTGCAACAACTGCCACGGCAGCAGCAAACGAGGCAACAGCATTAGCAATAGCGTTAGGATAATAACATGGCAAATACATTTAAATTATCAAGCAAAGCAGGGGTAACTAGTGCAGATGTAATCTACACAGTAGCTGGTAGCACAACAACGATAATACTAGGTTTGATATTAGGAAATACAACGACAAGTCAAGTTACTGCCACAGTAACATTAACATCTGATACT